TAATACCACTTGCGACCGCTCTTGCCGGTACCGCTGACCCCCTGCATAGCCTCTTTACAATGACCGCAGAATAAGCGACCGGCTAAAAGGTATTCAGCTTTCGGAGACTTTGGCTTTTTACGGGTCCTGCGTTTTTCCATTTCTCGTTGAGCGAGAGTAAATACCTCGTCTGAGATAATACGAGGCATACCATCCTTGACGAAAATGTCTTGATACTTATACTCGCCGATATATTTACGATTTTTAATAATACGGTTGATACTATTCTTATTAAAAGGATTGCCTTGCACCGTACGCAGCCCACGCGAGTTTAGGAGCTCACAGATGGCCGCATTTGATTCCCCTTTGATATACATATCAAATATTATTTGGACTGTCTGGGACGATTCTGGGTCAATCTGGAAGCGTTTCTGGTCGTCCACGTAATAGCCGAGCGGTCGGCCGCTGCCTATGCTCTGGCATTTGAGCGCGCTTTCAGTCATTCCGCGCTTGATTTTCTGAGCGAGCTCTGCTGAGTAGTATTCTGCAAGGCCTTCCATAAGGCTCTCTAAGATAATACCCTCGGGGCCTTCCGGTATGGATTCCGCAGCGTAAAAGATTTGTATATCGTTTCGCTTGAGCTCTCGCTTGTAGATTGCGCTGTCGTACTTATTACGGGCAAAGCGGTCTGTCTTATAAACGACTACCGCCTCAAAATTCTTTTTCTTGGCGTCAGCAATTAACCGTTGAAACTCAGGGCGCTCATCGGTACGGCCTGAGATATGGCGGTCGCAGTATTCGCCGACAATGGTGAGGCCTTTTAGCTTGCAGAAGTCCGTGCAAACACGGAGCTGACCTTCAATACTTTGGTCCGTTTGTCTCGGACCCGCACTGTATCGTGCATAGATAACCGCTCGCAAGCTAACACCTCCTAAATATAATATCGTTGTGGTATTCCAAAAACTCCCTCTGAGGAGCAAAGCGTTCAGGCCTTATAATTTGATTGCCCTCGAGGCCTACGAGCCATTGGCGCGTAAATTCATTATAACTATATTCTTTTACTACATCTGATACATATATTATATACTTAGTATCAACTGTAATAAGGCCGCTGTCAAAAGCCTTATCGTAAAAGGTATTCAGTAAAAGCCCATTTGTCGGGTCCGTTCTCTCTGACGACGAGCGGCAAGTACGATATGGCTTAATATGACTCGCTGCCAGTAAGCGAGGCAAGGAAAGCCCAGAGATACAGCATTTATTATCGTAGGCCGCGAAAACCGCGGACCTGAAAAAGTGCCGCTCTCTGCTGACTTGCCTATGATTCGTAAGTGAGGAGATTGGCTTAGCCCCGTTGATAGGGTCTGCGTCAAATAGCGTAAGACCGGTTATCTGCTCTGCGAGGTAACTAAGATTGCCCCAGTCGTGCCTAAACTCTTCAAATATTATATAATCGCCCTTTGCAGCATGAGCGAGGCCCTTCTTTTGGGAGTTAGGGTCAATACGAGAAAAGTTTTGCATACGCATAACTAACGAGGCCAGAGAGTGAGGAAAGTTTTCAGCGACCTGCTGAATGAGCTTATTTGAGGCGTTGATTTTATTAAGTGGAATTATACAGTATAAGGCATACGCGACCAGTATGTCCTCTCTGCTCCACGGTACACGCTTAGTCATTCTTTTCCTCTAAGCTGAATGCAAAGCTCAAGAGCTCCATTCTGCGACGAACGTCAAGAGAGTTGTAGATTCTAAGAAGCTCCTGCTCCTCTTTAGAAGCATTAAGGCCGTTAGCAATATGTATCTCTCCGGAGTTTTGACCGATAACACCGTTATTGGCGCCTACGGTGCCGACGGTAACATTATTCTCCTCCCAGCCCATCAGGTAGGCAGGAGAAGTATCAAGAGCCTGCGCAAGAGACTCAATCATGGGGCGCCTGAGGTTAACAACAATACCCGTCTCATACTTATTTATAGTAGCTTTGGTCACGCCTACGCGCTTACCAAGCTCCTCTTGTGTCATATCAAGGTGCTTTCTGCGAGTGCGGATTCTATCTCCAATAGTAGTCATAGTATCGTGCTCCTTTCTTAAAGTATCTTAATTATATCATATATCGCGGAAAAAATAAATATTTTTTCGAAAAATTTTTCAAAAAAACTATTTACAAATCAAAAAATCCGCGTTATAATAAGTATCGTAACTCGCTACTTTGTGTCCGGACAACCCATTGGCAGTTATGAAATTCAGGTAAAGGAGGTACCGCATGAATAAAGCTTTGCTTAAAAGTGTTATGGCTGAATACGGTGACACACAAGCAACGTTGTCTGCAGCAATGGGGCTAAGCTTGTCAAGATTTAACGCAAAAGTCAACGAGCGTGACGGAGCGGCTTTTACGCAAACTGAGATGTCGTTTATCATTGAAAGATACTCTCTTTCTAATGATAAAGCAATGGCAATTTTTTTTGCCGTTAAAGTATCTTAACTCGCTACTTTATGAAGCCTGACACGCAACTTTATATTACTGCTCACGCTCGAGAGCATGTAATGCTTGACTGCTTATGTACCGCAGTTAAAGCGTTTTATAGTAACCCAATCAATCAAAAAGCCTATGAGGCTTGGAAAAATAATAAGGAGGCAACCCATGCAACAAATCACAGTAACGGTCGATATGACCCCCGAAAATCTTGAAATTTTGAAACAGCTTTGTCCTGCGTCTAATAGTGAAGTTAAGGTGCCTGAGACAAAGAAAACAACTAAGAAGGCAACTGAAAAACCTGCTCCTGTGGAGGCTGCCGGTACAGACGCGCCAGCTGAGACGATTCCCGAAGCCGAGGACAAGCCTGACGTATCGCTTACCGATGTAAGAGCGGTCGCGCTTAAGCTTTCCAAAGCTGGCAAGCAGGACGTACTCAAAGCCGCGTTTGAAAAGTTTGGCGGCAAAAAGCTCTCTGACATCAAGCCTGACGATTATCCCGCTTTGATGGCTGAGCTTACAAAGGAGGCTGGAAACAATGCCTGAGGCTCACGCTCTATTATCAGCAAGCGGCGCTCATCGCTGGCTTGAATGTACGCCGAGCGCACGCCTTGAGGAAACGTTTCCGTCCACCACTTCCAGCTATGCGGCTGAGGGCACGCTCGCCCATGAGCTCGCCGCTGCTTGTGCTCTTTACTGGACTGACCAGATAACAGAGACCGAATACGAGGAACAGCTTACTACTATTAAAGAAAATAAATGGTACACGGCTGACATGCTTGAGGATTGCATTGCCTATGCAAAGCTTATCCGTGACAAGTGGCTCAAGCTCAAAGAGACTTGCCCTGACGCCACGGTTATGATTGAGGCACAAATCAAGTATGAGGATTGGGCGCCCGAAGGCTTTGGCACGGCAGACTGCTTGATTCTCGCTGACGGATTCCTCGAGGTCCTTGACTTCAAGTACGGTAAAGGTAAACGCGTTGACGCGTTCGGTAACCCGCAAATGAGAATGTACACACTTGGCGCGTACAGCACGTATGGTCTCGTGTTCAACGTTGAGCATATTACCATGACCATTTATCAGCCTCGTCTTTCCGGTGTTATGAGCACCGACGAAATTATGATTGACGAGCTGCTTACTTGGGGCGAGGAATATGTGAAGCCGAGAGCTAAGCTCGCATTTGAGGGTAAAGGTGAATTTTGCCCGTCAAGTGAGACCTGCAAATTCTGCCGTGCAAAACAGCTTTGCCGTGCTCGTGCAAATGAGAATCTAAAACAATTTGATGAAGCTCCCGACGTCTTGCTCTTAACCCCTGAGGAAGCCGGCGAACTTCTTGAAAAGGCCGACGATATTAAAGCTTGGCTCGCAGACCTTGAAAACCTTGTTTTCGGTACCTTGCTCGAAGGTAACCCCGTTAAAGGCTGGAAACTGGTTGAGGGTCGCAGCAACAGACGTTTTGCCGATACGGTAAAGGTTGCGGAAGCTTTGAGAGCTGCCGGCTATGAGGAGGCTGTGATTTATAAGCCGAAGGAGCTTATCACGCTGACTCAAATGGAGAAAGACTTTGGCAAAAAGACCGTCTCCGAGATATTAGGCGAGCTTATTGTTAAGCCTGCAGGTAAGCCTACTTTGGCACCTGAGTCTGACAAGAAGCCTGCGTATATACCGTCTGAGGAGATTCTTAAAGCCTTTGATGAGGAGGACTAATCATGCAAAACATTTATACAGATAGAGACCGAGCGCAAGCTCGTCGCCTCGCTTGGCGCCGACTTCGCTTAACTGCTCTCGTCTCGATAGCTTGTAACTTAGTTATGCTGATTCTCGTTATCGTTTTACTTTGCACGAGAACAACTGCAGCAGATATGCCTAACGAGGTTGACCTGAAAGCGCCTGAAGTGACTGACGGCTATCTCGCGCCGCAAAGCTCGATTATTACTTGCGAGCTTAGGTCTGAGGTAGTACATGAGCCCATTTGCGCTGGCGAGTACATAATCACAGCATATTGTCCGTGCGTTAAGTGCTGCGGTATTTGGAGCGAGGACCACCCCTCAAGAGTAGGTACAGACTATATACAAAAGACTGCAAGCGGAACAATCCCGACTGAGGGACGTACCATTGCAGCAGACCCCGATGTTTTGCCGTTCGGTACAGTCGTTATCATTGACGGTCACGAGTTTATTGTTGAGGACCGCGGCGGCGCAATCAACGGCAACAGAATCGACATCTTTTTCGAATCCCATCAGGAAGCCCTAAATTGGGGCGTACAAACAAAAACTATTTATATTAAAGGAGAATAATTATTATGGCTACTACAACTCAAATCACCACCGGAAAGGTACGTTTTTCTTACTGCAATCTGTTCACCCCTCGCGCTATTCAGGAAGGCGCTCAGCCCAAGTACAGCGTGACCCTTTTGATTCCCAAGTCCGATAAGGCAACCGTCCAGAAAATCAAGGGCGCTATCGAAGCTGCCAAGGCCAAGTACCTTGCAAGCAACAACGGCAAGAAGCTGCCGGCAAATCTCAAGACCACCTTGCACGACGGTGACGGCGAGCGCCCTAACGGCGGCGAGTTTGGTGAGGAATGCAAGGGCTGCTACGTTATGACCGTAAGCTCTAACAATCCTCCTGTCCTCGTTCACGCGGACAAGACCCCTCTCACTGACGAGCGTGAGCTTTACTCCGGCTGCTACGGCCGCGCAATTATCAACTTCTATGTATATGATACTCAGGGCAACAAGGGTATCTCTGCCGGCCTTAACGGTATCATGAAGCTTTACGATGGCGAGCCTCTTGGTGGTGGCGTTGTGACTGACTCCGACTGGGACGACGACTGGGAGGACGATGACGACAACGGCGACGACGACCTCCTCGGCTAAGCGCTATGAGGACGTTAAGCATTGACATTGAAACATACAGCCCGTTAGATTTACGCCAGCATGGAGTCTATGCTTACGCTGCGCACCCTGAATTTGAGGTACTTTTATTCGGTTATGCTTTTGACGACGACCCTGTGCAAGTGATTGACCTTGCCTCTGGTGAAAAGCTGCCTCAGGAGCTCCAGAACGCGTTATATGACCCCGAAATCCTTAAGACAGCATTCAATGCGTCTTTTGAACGGACTTGTCTGAGCGCGTTTCTGGGCTCCGTGACACCGCCCGAGCAATGGAGTTGTACAGCAGTTTGGGCCAGAGAGCTTGGACTTCCCGCTACGTTGGAGTCCGTTGGTATCGTTCTCGGTTTGCCTGAGGACAAGCAGAAGCTTAAAACCGGTAAAGCTCTTATAAGATACTTCTCAATACCTTGCAAGCCTACAAAGACAAACGGCATGCGCACTCGCAACCTGCCACAGCATGACCCTGAACGTTGGGAGCTCTATAAAGAGTACAACATCGGAGACGTTGTGGCTGAGCGTGAAATCAGGAAAAAGCTCGCCCATTATCCTATCCTACCGAGTGAGCAAATCCTGTGGGAGCATGACCAGCGAATCAATGACCGTGGCGTCGGTGTTGACCTCGTTTTTGCTGAGCAAGCAATACGAATTGACGAAGTTA